TACTCTTGTCTTTCTGGCCTTTCGAATCTACCTAACTCCATTAGAGCATCTTGCTCATTGATGAAAGTGCTAGACGCAACCAGACTACCATTTTTGAAAACATTGATTTTATACATATTAAACTCCCTTAATTTTTAATTTTATAGTATTATTATACACTATTTTTTAGGGAATGTACACAGTTAATTGAACTTTTTTTCATCTTTTTTTCTTTTTTGTCTAAGAGACCAAAGCATCCAGTCGTAGTATCTTTCGGGTTCTGGATCATCATCAACTAATCTTCTTTCAGTCTCACCAAAATTTCTTTCATATACGGTTTTACCGCCATCAGGTGACTCATATATTTTTTTGGGTTCTTCTGGTAATTCAACATGATCGCCTGTTCCTGTCATATCTTGTGTATACTTATTGCTCATCTACAAACTCCTCCGCCATTGAAAATATTTTTGATATTGCTTGTGCACATGCAATTGCAACTTCAGTACATTCTTTTTGTGTACCATTTGCTGAACGTAATTCTATAAAATGAATCCAACTTCTAATAGTACCATTCATATATAATCTTGATTTCATTAATCCTTCAGGTAAGACCGCTCTTGCGACTTCCTTCGCAATCCCTTTCTTGATGGCTGCTGAATAGACCTGTTTGCACATCCAAATGACTCTGTCTTGTTCTCTTTCCCAATCGAGTTGGAAAGCTTCATCATCAACTTCGATACTACTTTGTCTATTCTTATCATCTTGCATTCTCGCTTCTCGCTTAACAAATTCTAACTCCTCTACTGGATTTGCATACCTTTGACTAAATTCTTGAAAACTAAAACTACGGTGTCTTAGTAACTGCCTAGCGATATCTCTTGTAGTTTCTATTTCAACACATGCGCTTACCATTTCAAATGGTGACCAATGCTTATGTTTAGCAAGATACCTCAACAACTTCTCTGCAGTTTTACTGTTGTTTTGATTGCCAGGGTTTGAGACTCTTGCACAAAAAGCTATCAGATCTTGGCAACTTAGTGGAGGTTTTATTCTAGAATCCCATGATTGAAATTCAGATGGTTTACTATAACTAACTAGTTTTACTTTCATTTTTACTTTCCAATTGTCTTAATATTTCTCTATACTCTCTTATAACCATTAAACACTTAGGCATGTCAGATCTATAATTTATCCAAAAAGGCCTGTATTCTTTTTCATGCGTTTTACCATCAGCATGCATTAAGTTTTCAGATAGTTCTTTTTCTAATTTATTTAACTTTTCTATATCATAGAACATTTAGCTTTTTTCTCCTATGATATGCCATTCTTCTCCATAAGCTAAAATGCAATAAGTATTATAATCTCTATGCCATTCTGCTAGTGTAAAATGTTTATTAGATAAGTTTACATAAAGCCTCATTGGAAGCACTGCTGGAATATCACTTAATCCATCTTTAGTTCTTACTGTGGCAAACATATCAGCTCCACCTAATATTATTTTACCTTGTTCAACCATTAAGCTTTCAAATCGATCTTTTTGTTCGCACACAACAGGCTTATCATTCCATTCGCCTGCTAATGATATGCCAATATTTAAAAAGAAACAAATAACTATTATAGTAATATACTTTAAGTTTGATTTACTCATAATTTAAAATCCTTAAATCTTTCACCAGTTGGTGTCTTGTCAAATACTGGTGTATCGTCTGTTAATGTTTGTTGATTTTCTTCTACATCATATAAACGCATCTTACTACGATCGACACCAACTACAAATCTTTTATGTAATGTAGGATCGTTGTAACGATTCTTTAATTGTTTGACCATAAACTGCCCTTGTTTTTCAAGTTCTTCTGTAGATATAAGTGCAAACATTAGATCCGCTGTAGCGGGTAATCCAAAAGACTCACTTGTATCTTCAAGGCCAACATCCGAGTTAGAATAACCAGAACGAGTCGTTTGCGTTGCAGAGAAGATCGGTAAGTCGAACTCGACCGCAAGGCCACGTAATTCTTCAGCAATTGCTTTAATGTAAGAGTATGAGTTGATTGCACCGCCCATTCCTTTCATTCTTGATGATGCACAGATATTTAAATAATCTATGAATATTAAATCAGGTTCAAATTGTCTTTTTAATTTAAGTTCATTAAGTAATGCACGAAAATGACCTGAATGTGCAGAGCCAGTTGGATATTCTTTTATAATCAACTTACCTTGTGTCTTACGT